TTAAGTCCCCTTCGACTTATCTGCCCAACTGTCTTTCGTGAGCAGAGCACCTTTCTGCAAGGTAAGATGGTGGGTCGGGTAGGCTTTTAGGGCTGCATCATAAGCGGCTCGCGCAATTTCCAGATTGTGGATGCTGGCCACCTCGCGCTCCAGCCGACCTTCTGTCAGTCCCCAATCCAAAACGCGATAGGCATTCCGGTCGCCGGGGTAGAGCGGTAATTGCTCCAATGGGATTTCCATCCAGACGAACATCCCCTTGGTCTTGCACTCGGGGCACCGCATGCGCTCAGAGAAATGCACCAGACCCCTGTCAGGAACCAGCTTATGACCGGCTCCGACATATTTCATGACCTCGTATAGATCGATCTTCTGTCGATGCCGGCATTCGACCTTGTGGCATACAGCGATCATCTCAAGCTTGGCGTGCGCGGCCTCCCCTAACGTCGACAATACGCGTGACATCAATCTTCTCCTTTCGCTCCATCCCCGTAGAATGAGAACGAAAAGAGAACAACGATCAAATCGAAACCGGCAGCGACGAATCGGCGTTGACTCGCCCGGAGGATCACATGGCCAGCAGGGTACTGATACTGACGGAAGGCGAGTTGGAGGTTGTGCAGCACGCAATCAACCTCTGGCGCTTCGAGCACCGCAACAAGAAGGACACCGATACCAAACGGAGCCGGATGTACCTCGATGAGGTCGAAGGGCAGATTAGCGGGAAGTACGACGACAGCCGGATTGACGATCTGATCGATATCGCGGGGAGGATGGCCTTCGACGCGATGGACTGAGCATTGTGATTTCTCACAATGGACGGCGCCGAGAATATGCGGGATGCTCGTGGGGAATGGAGTTGCGGAATGCCTGAGGAACCGCTGATCCCGCCTTCTGCCCTGAGCCTGCTAAAAGCAGAGCGGAAGCTTCTTATCGCGCTGACGGCGATCCAGCAGGAATTGGCGAAGCATGGCGTACCCTCGTTGGAGGTCGAGGGCCGGCCGCTATCAGAGCTATTTGCAGATCAAAAGGCACTCGGTTCACCTGCCAATGCTGGCCGCAGTGCTCGAAGCAGATCGAGAGGGCGCCATTAACCCGGAAGGGCTGCCAGTCCTTCACGGGCTGGGCGCAGGAGGGGCAGACAACCGCCCTACTCTGCCGAGGCGCGGGCAAGGGCTGGCGTCCTACCTAGATCGAACACGGCGGCCTTGGATTGGCTCTCGAGGCGCTGAAGAATTTCCCGCATGACGCGGATATCGCCCGACTGCGTGTTTACCGCCTGTTGGAGATCATCGAGCTTTTGCGTCACCGCCGCATTGGTCTGCTCAACCACGGTGATGCGGTAGACCAAGTTGTCGTACTTCCGCACGTCCGCCTCGACGGTCGATATGCGGGCGTCGTGTTTCACAAGTTCTGTGGTGTTTTTGTCCACATTCCCGCTCATCTGAACGAGGAACACGATGACCACGATTGCCTGAACGCCCAACGCCCCTAGCGTTCCAAGGGACACCTTCTTTTCGATCTGCCATTCTCCGACGCGCGTGGTGGTGGACATAACCGCCTCCGCTTACTGCTTGAAGGTGTGAGGCTTGCCGGTCTGGGCCTCTGCGGCTGCAACCGCTTCCTCCGGGCTGGCGAAGGTCGGCAGCTCCTGCGGCTGGCTGCGGAAGTTGGGGATCAGCCACACAAGCAGCGCCCCGAGGCCGCCGATGACGGCCGAAGCGGTTCCCTCATCAAGGCCGAGGTCAATCCCGGCATAGATGCGGATGAAGTTCGCCACGGCGATCACGAGAGCCACCCAGAACTTGGCGGCGCGGAAAAGACCGAACATGGAAAGGATGCTGAGCATTGGCGCCTCCTATTGCGCGAGGAAGAAAAATGCCGCCCCGAAGGCGGCGATGATGGTGAGGATGATGATGAGGACTGCGGCTTTGGGGGTTGCAGGCTTGGCAGGCGGCGGAACGGGCTGCGGGCTGGACTTCTGCGGCTTCGGGACGATATGAGCGTCACGGGCCTTGATAAGCACCGCCTCGACGCTTTCAGGCGACGTCAGCGCCTTGTTGAGGCCGTCGCCGGCATAGTAGCTCTGGCCGCGCTCTACCTGCCGCTTCTGGCCTTGTGTGCTGGCGAGAACAGGAAGCGAGGCCCATTCCTGCGCCAAAGCCTTTCCGAAAGCCGTGCGCGTAAGGAAGCCGACCATGTAGTTGTCGTAACCGCGCCGCTTTAGGAGTTCGAAGCCAAGGCGGTCCTGAAGGTCTGCGGAGAACGTCTCCTTGCCGGTGAGGCCAAGCGACTTCTTCAGATCCTTGAGGGTGGCGTTCATGAACTGATAGCGGCCGGCGGCCGACGACTTGTAGGCCTTGGTCCAGCTCGGGCCCGCGGCGATAACTTCGTCCAGCGTCATCAAGGTGAGCGGCTTGGCAAGCTTGCCCTGATTGTTGCCGTAGATGGTGCCGTAGCCTTTCGGGGCTTCGATACCGCCGATGAAGTCGAGCAGGATCGCCGCGCCGGCAGGCACGTTGGGATTGGCCATTGAAGGCCTCCTGTGATGTTGTAGTGGTGCGAAAGGGCTGAAGGCGGCAACCTTTCGCCTAGCCGTCAAGTTGAGTTGCTGCCTGCTTTGAAGTAGGCGGGCGGTGCGCGCTCAGGTCTGCCCGTCCAAGCCCTGGCCTGGTCGAACAGTGCGCACCGCCATTACCCGGCGGTGCGCCATTTGCGGTATTTGGGTTGCTGCCTATGGGAAAAGCTTCTGGACTCGGGCCACGGGCGAAGAGCCTAACTGAGAGCCCACATCCACATGTCATCGAGCTGCTGCTCGGTGATGCCGAGCGCCTGGCGCGCGCCCTCGATCATCGGGTGCGCACGCTCGAAGAACTTGGCGCGCTCCAACTTGGCCGACGCCATCGACCAGAATGCGAGGTCTTGCTCGTAGGTTGAGCTTTCCAGATCGGTGGGCCTGAGGCTGTCGACCCAGGCCAGGAGCGCAGGCTCGAAGCCGAAGAACTTCACCGCTGCCCAGAACTGATCCGGCTCGAGGTTGGCGAGAACAAACTCGGGCTCCTCGATCTCGGGTGGGGGTGGCGGGATGAACTCTCCTGCCACATATCCCCAGCCGACCTGGGCATCATTGCTGGCGATCCATGCTTCACGATCGGGCCAGTCTTGGGGCAAGGCGTCATCGAACACCGCTCGCTCGATGACTGCCTGATTGTAGATCCTGCAGAAGATCATCCGATGTACTCCGTGATGATGACGATCCCTTGAGCACCGGCGCCCCCAGCTCGGGCGGTGCCGCCCATGTCAGAGCCGCCGCCGCCGCCAGCGCTGTACCCTGTGGCCGTCGATCCACTGGCCTGGACTTGCCCAATGCCGCCCTTGCCTACACCCATCGGTGGGTCGGCCCCTGGGGCGCCGAAGACGCGCGGGAAGGAGGTATTGATCGAACTATAAGAACCGGTATTGCCTGTGTTACCGGGCAGGACCATGTCGCCAACCGCGCCCACTGTGGAGCCGCCAGCGCCCCCGACGCTAAACAACGAGGTGACGCCCTGACCGGGGCTGCCACCATTGGCGACACACAGGGTTCCAACTGATGTCGCCGACCCACTTCCACCGGCGTTGCCGCCCGCTGCCGCGCCGCCGCCTGCCGCGCCGACAGTGACCGGTTTTGATACCCCGATGTCGGCCGCACTTGCCCATTTCCTGCTATAGCCACCAGAGCCACCACCTCCCGCTCCGGTAATATTGGTGCCGGTGGCGGCAATTGACCCGCCCCCACCACCGCCGCCGCCGAAACATTCGATCTCGCAGAACAGCATGCCGAGCGTCGGCGTATAGGTGCCCGACGACACGAACGACCTGGTGACCACCGAAGTAATCGAGGGCTCCGGCACCTGCCATGCTGTGTCGTAGTCATCCATACTGATTTTTGTAAGGACTTGACCGGCAGCTCCACCGGCAGGCACGCCGACCGCGGAGGGTTTGTTGATGAGATCATTATAATCTCCGGAGGTAGCCACCGCTGCAAGGTCACTCGGCTGTACGGCGGCGTCGGCAAGAACGCCCTGCGCTGCGGTAGCAAAGTCGCCAACGTTCGATTGGGCAGCTGTCCCAAGGTTCAGCGCGGTTATTGCCCCCGAAATTTTGGGCGGCACTTGCGCGTCGATTGCTTGCTTAACCGCAAGCGGATTCATGCTCTTTGTGGCGCTCGTGCCCCCTTCAGCTTCCGCCTGGCTTGCAAATGGCCGTGCCTGATTTACGGCCTCCGTCAGCGTCGGACCATAGACCTTGGCGCCGTCATCCGCTGGGATGCGCGCATTGGGATTTATGGTCGAGTTGGGAGGCAGGTCTTTGGGGCGAATGAGATCACCAGCCATGCGGGTTCTCCAAATAGAAAAGCCGCCTCGAAGGGCGGCGCAAACGGACAGGAATGGGGAGACGGTTAGGTCTTGATCAGTACCGGATAAGCGATGTTCTTGGGACGCGTTTCGGTTCCAGAATTGGTGTTAATCGTGACGGTGCCGGCGGGCGTATGCCCACCGGCAGGACCGGTATCAAAAATCAAATCAGAGCCGCGAGCCGCGGTATCAATACCTGTCAGACCGGAGCCTGCCCCCCCTCGCGATGGGACTGGATGGGTATGACCGGGCACCGGGATGCCCTGAAAGATTGCAGTGTGGGGATGCGGCCCGACCATGTCAGTTTGAACCGTGCCAATCCCGCGCCCTGAGCTGATCGGGCGGATGAAATAGCCGCCGTCAGCGTAGAGGTTTGGCAGGGTGAAGGTGGTCGAGCCATCACCTGGGCCAAACTGTCCAGCCGTCTTCGCACCTTCCGTCGCCGCCAAGTTGCCGCTGGCCTGCGCATAGGCCCACAATGCTGCGTCAGTGCTTCTGGAGCGGGCTTGCCCGTTCAGGATCGCATATCCACCCGAAGGGATTTGCGTGCCGGTCATGACGATGACCGTCCCCGTAGGCACACCCGATACACCAGCAACGGCCTCGGTCAACTGCGCCAGCGTCACGTAGTCATTAGGGTCCGTACCACGAGCCGCGCCCGTCACCTTGAATCCGTTGGCATTCTGGTTGCCAACCCAAGGTTTGCGACCGTCCGCGAAGAGGCGCCGCGATAGAGCCGCAGCGGCATCATTGACGAAAAGATTGTGCTGCGAGGCCATGGCGACCTGACCATCAATGGCGGTCGTGCCATCGGGTTTGGTATAATTGCCGCTTGTATCGTCTGGCACTCAGGCCTCCATAGAAAAAGGGCCGCCGAAGCGACCCTTGGGAAAGCGATTGATGGTGTTGCGCTGCGCTTTGTAGATGTGCCCCACAGGCACATCCAAATTGATGTGATAGCGCGCTAGGCGCGGCTGATGACCTTGCCGAGGATCAGGCAGCCTTTCAGCACCCCGCCCGCTTGGGCATAAAAGCCGGTTCGCCTACCGAGGTAGCTGCGCTCGTTAGCGAGCTTCGCATTCTGGATCGAGAAGGTGCCGTCATGTTCAACGACGACAACCGCTTGCCGCCCGTCGACCGCGAAATCAGAGGTGTCGATCATGACGAGCTGACCATTCACCACCATTGCGGCAATGTCATCCTCGCGAGTCGCCTCCTCGGTGACCGGAACTTGTTGAGCAAGCGCGTTCAATGGATCGGCTCCTCGATCATGGCTGCAAGCTTCACAAGCCCTTTGCCGGTGACGAGAACGCGGGTGGCGACTTTCTCATACCCATCGCTGCCCGTGTAGACGTGCTCCCGATGCTCAAGATATCCGGTGCCGATGTAGTGCTGGCGACCGATCCACGACGCGTTTCCTGCACGCTTATAAATCCAGCCGCGTGAGGACATGAACCGAATGAGTTCCTGCGGCCCCTTCTTGAGCGTCTTGGCAGCGTCGGTGAGGCAGAGAGACCCGCCAGCAGCCTCGATGCGGTCAAGCTTCTTGAGTCGGGTGACCTGCTCTGCGATCACCGCGTCCTTTTCCTTCACCTGTGACGAAAGATGCTCGATGAAGCCGAGAGCTACCTTGGGATCGGAGAAGTCGATCACGGCAGGCTGGCGAAGGGCGGTTTCCATGACGTTGAAGGCTCGGATATATGCCTTCTTCCACTTGAGCGCCTTGACGCCGGTGAACCCCATGGCGAGAAGCGTGAAGCCGTCTCGGGTCATTTCATAGGAGCGGTATGTCTGGCCCGTCGATGGCTCAACATATGGGGTCTGCACGAAATCATGCAGACCCAAATCCGCATCCTGAGCAAGCAGCTTATCGACGCTGGCCAGCACCGAACGGTGCTCCTTGCTGAAAAACTCGGCAACATCGCGGCTGCTGGCAAACACCTCGCCTTCCTTCGCGAACACGATGGGATTGCGCTCCGCCTCGTGCGGAAGCATGGACTTGTGGTTTTCGCCGTTCGGCGTCATATCATTGGTGGTCATCTGGGGGTCCTATCCCTTGGTGATGGAATTGGAGCCCTGCAAGGCTCCGGTTTGATCGATGACGGCAGGGTTGCTGTCCAAGGCATTTGTCCCTGCCGTCATCCGCATCGCCGCTTCGATAGCGACGACTATTTCAGCATTCATAGATCTGCGATTGCGCGTGGCCTGTTCCTTGACGCGATCCCGGAGCCCCTCCGGGAAGCGGACCACGTATTTGTCAGCTTCCTGAATGTTCATGCCATCTCCTTCATAAAGCATAATGCTATAAAGCACATTGCTTTCTTGCGGTCAATAGCACTCTGCTTTATCCACACCGATATGGATGACGCGCCCACTCAGGTAAATTTTCGGATGCCAAGTTCCCTCAAGGCTCGCCTTGAGCAAGCGGCACAAGGCAATGGGCGGTCGTTGACGGCCGAGATCGTCTACCGTCTTCAGACCACGCTTGAGATGGACGACTACCAGCCGCGGGAAAACATCCACTCCGACGAAGACGCTGTTGTGCTCGTGCCGCGCGCAGCTTTCGAGGCGCTCGTGGAAGAGGTTCGCACGATCGGCGCCAAGCTTAAGGAGCGCAAATGAAACGCTCCGTTAGACTGATCGGGCACGGCTATCTGCCTGCTCCCCCAGAGGACGCCAACTGACTCGACTCATCCCGCTCTTTGTGACGCTATGCGCTCAACGGGAGGGGCGAGATGAAAAGTGTGAAATTCTATTGCAGTGGCTGCGAGCTTGAGGGCGACGTAAGGGTCAGGGATAACAACTTTTCGACTGACTTCACGGTCCCGACGCCTTCCCCATGCCTCCATGGTTTTGCTGGCGGTGACGTTCCATTGCGGTGTCCAGCATGGAGTGCAAGCGAGCAAGAAGCACAGACAGCTCTACTTCGCGAGATACGGCAATAGTTAGGCCCCTTAGGGAAGTCAAAGAGCCTGCAAACTCAATGGTCATGACCGTTTTGTCGTTTGGGTCTGCTATCGGAGCCTCGGACAGCACCACGGTGGGTGCGCTATCGAGCCGGCGGCGCATTGCGCTCTGCTCTCTCAGGACCTCCCCTACGAGCCTGCCGACACTCTGCGGTGTCATTGGCGGATAGGTCTTCGCCATGCTATGCGTCTCCTATGAAGCAAATGATCGGGGGCGATCTAATGAAAACGTTGCTCGTTGCGCTCTTGGCGGCATTCGCTCTCAGCGCGTGTAGTTCATCGTCTCTTTCAAATGCCCAGTCCTCATGCTCCGATCTCCCTGGTTACAGTGAGATGTGGGCATGCATTAAAGACAGAGTGGCAAAGGGCACGGCTGGAGACATGAAAAACGATCTCGGGCTGCGCTATCTCGCATTTGGCGATGCTATCGACGAAAAATACAGAGCGCGGGCTATCACCAACGGTGAGGCGCGTCTCCTTCTGGCCCAAGAACTATCACGCGGCAATGCCGAGTATGATGCAAGGTCTGCTGGACAGCGTGCAGCTTTCGGAGAAGCCCTGAGCAGCATGGGGCAATCCATGCAGCAGCCAAGGATTGTCAACTGCAATACCACCTATACTCCGTCTGGAATCTTAGGCCGGCCTCCAGTCGGGAGCATGACAACCTGCCAATGAAGCAAATCGACCAAGACCCCAGCGATTACCGCTATCAAAAACCAGACGGCTCTTGGGGCCAGAGGGTGGATAAGAAGCTCTGCCGGTGGCTGGGGTTGGTTGCCGCCGGCTTTTCTACCTACCTTTGCTGGGGCGCCGCACAAGACCTTTCAGCAGGTCCTTGGCTCGCGCCGGCGGCGGCGCTAATGGCGTTCTGCTCTGGCGCCCTCATCACCCTGTCCCTCAAGTCTATCGATTAGTCAGAAGCGGCACGGGAGCCGCGCCGATCAAGCCGCGCTGCGCAGCGCGGGCCGCAATAAGCCGATCAACAACGTCTCGGCTTGGCCGCCCCATCAGCATCTCGGCAATGGCCTTGTTGGTCGCTTCGGAGCGCCAGCGAGCGCCAGCATTGGCGACCTTCTGCGGAATACCGGTCACCAGGTCTTGAATTCGGATATCGAATTCTCGTGGCGCCGCTTCCTTTTGCGCGGCGGTGCGGGCGGCAGTTTCGCTATTGCGGGTTCGCGGATGCCAGAATTGAGGAGCCGAGTTCGTAATGCCTCGTCGTTTGCCGCCTGCTGTTTCAGGAGGCGCGGCGAAGCAAGGTCATAGGCCCATTGCTCGGCATCCGAGTTGGTGAACTGGAAGGGCTGCGAAAGGCTTTCGGAGGCATTGGAGCTGAGCGTATTCGCCAGCCCCGCCAGATTGCCCTTGGCGGCGTTCACCTGATCGGCAATGGCCTGCTGTTCGGGCGAAAGGGTCTGCGTAGCCGTGAAGGTCGGGATATCGTAGCTCTGACCCGTATAGGGATCGGAGAATTTGTAGGTCCCGGTCTGGTTGTAGTTGAGCGTGCCGTCCGGCGTGACCTGGCTGACGTTGCCCATCATCGCGTTGGCAATAGCGGTCGCAACGTTGGTGCCGGTCGAGGCGGAAGCCGTCTCTTTCGGATCAGGCGCGGAGGGGGCTTTACCCATTCCTATGCTCCTTGTGAAACCCGTTGGCGCGCCAAGCGTCATCCGTCAGGGTAAAGATGATTTCTGCTTCGTCGCGGCCGCGCAGGCGAGGAATGCGATGCTCTTCGAAGCCATAGGCGTGGGACATGCGCAGCAGCCCCCTGCCCTCTGCCGTATGGTTGTGTTCGGAAACCCGCATTGCGACGAGCTGACAGCCGCGTCGATCGAATGGGAATGAGAACATCTCGTGCAGGACCGGCCGCGTCATCCAACGAGGGCTGGTGCTCGCGCAGCTCAATTCCATGACGCCATTTTCGGGATACCAATTGTGATAGACGACAACTGCGCTCAGCTCGTTCCCATCGAAGACCCCGAGCGCCGCAAAGTTCTCGAAGGGGCGCGGCAATCCCAGTTGCGAGGCGCACCAAAGCCCGAGAGCGTCGGTAGCACTCCCATCAGCAATCTCCGGTGAAAGCCACCTCACGTGATGGGGTCCGCCACCGTAAAAGCCACATCGACACGGATGAGCTCAACATCCAGTGGCGTGACCGAGCCGGAGGTAATCATCACTGCCGGGGCGTGCACTTCCCCCGTCCCGAACTGCGAACGCCATTTCTGCACGATGCGCTTTTCCGGTGCGCCACCCCAACGATCCTGCCCCCAGATCATGGATCCCCAAAACGAGCCTGGCGCAGGTCGTGAAGCGCCGGGAACGGCCGGCAGCCTGACAGTGAAGTCGGTCTGGTTGGCGATACGCTCAACGATATCATGGGCCGTCCTGAGCACGGCGCGCGCCATGGTCATCGTCTTGTGCCCGGGCGCTTCCATCTGGTCGAACATCGGGACATAGGCCGCGGTATAGGGCACGCCGTCATCGGCGCCCGTAACATTGGCCTCATAGACCGCACCATCGTTAGAGCCGAAAAACAGCCGCCCATCGAACACCGCCAGACAGTTCGCCTGCCAGTTTGTGAAGTATCCCCATTTCCCGGTGCGCGAGTTCATCATCAGCATACCGTCAGGCACGTTCTCGAAGCGTGGGAGCGCGGCGACGAGCATTTGCTTATCGGTCCACAGAATGGCCTCCCAGCGCTCTCCGGGGCGGCTCTGCACCTGCTCGGGCCAAGCCGCCTCGATAGGCGAAGAAAAGCTCGAGGCTGCCAGTTCGCTGTAGTCCCTGCGCAACGCTTGCGTGAGCGGAACAAGGGCCGCATCAGTAGCCATGGCCAGGTCGCCGCCGATCTGAACATGGGCGCGGTCGCCAAGCGGCTTCCCGACCCGATAGACCCCCACCTTGCTCCAGGTTGAAGCGCTGTCGGGATTGTCGCCCTGATAGACCGCAACCTCGCCTTCAGAACTCGCGACGACCCACATTTCATTGAGGCCATCGCCTACGTCCTGCGACCAGCTCGCGCCGTAAACCAGCGTGCCACCGCGCGGGAGTTCGCCACCCATGGGCAGCTTTTTCAACTCTCCAGCCAACTGGCCGATCGGCAGATACCAAACATTGGTCGTGCCTTTTTCCAGGAAGAACAGCCGGTTTTTGTAGACCCAGACATAGGAAAGAACGTCAGGGGTCAAAGTGATCGGAGAGGGAAATGTGATAGCGGGCGTCGTGCTGAAATCCGTTCCGTCGAACACGAATGGCGTATCAACCCCGTTGACGCCGCGCAGATACGTGCCGCCGGCTGTTTCGAACTGAACGACGATCCAGCGTCCTTCGGTATTCGGCCAGACGTCGAGACCATCAGTCGAGCCCCACCCGATCATGTCGTCATTCTCGGTCGCCAGCATGTCATCGTCTTCTGTGGCGATGACTGCGTTGTTGGGCTGACTAACCGATGTGATGTCGTAGATGTTGGCGTCGGTTGACCCGAACAGCTTGCGGTTATTGCCCTCGATATAGGCAAAGAGCGACCGCACCGGCAGGTTGCCTGCGCCCAATGTCGCGTATTTCTGCTTTCCTCGGCGCATAATGGCGCCCGTAGGGGTCGGAAACCAGTTTTCCAGCATATAGGCGCCACCCGGTACCGACATGGCCAGGTTGTTGCTCGATAGCCAGCCGAGGGTTGGCGCGGGAAATGAGTAGGCCCTGTACACCTTCGGCTTTTTGGCAGAAGGACGGCCTTCGGCTCGCGCTGGGCGGATAAACGTCATGGAAGTCGCTCCGCGCCGTCTGCGGCGGCCGTATCGGCAAGCACAGCTTCAAACTCGGCAAGCTGGTCCTGATAATCGGCGCCGATATGCCGGCGAAACCGCCAAATCGCGCCCTTGGCAATCAGGTTCTCATCGATAAGCGCCGTATCCTCGTTGGCACTCATCTCGGATTTGTCACCAGAGACCCATGAGTTGGAGATGTATTGAAGGCGAACAGTCGTGGTTTCAGCCGGATATGGGTAGAACGAGATGGTTTTGCCTGACATCCGATAGTATCGCGGCGTCCCCATCTGCTGTTCGATGGAAAACCATTCATCGGCGCTCAAGCCGCCGCGAACCGCTATCATCCCGACCGCTACCGACATGCCGCGCACGAGGCGCATATAGTCGGGCGGCAGGTCATAAGGTGCATCGAACCCGGTTCCGGGCACGTTGATGCCCTTGCGAAGGTTCGACCAATCCACCCGGCGCGCGCATTCCTGCCCGGATTCGTTGATGAACTGCACCAGTTTGATGTTGTCATCATCGGGGGTCTGCACCGAGTCAGGCGGCTCGATGCTGGCATTTGTGGCAACGGTCTGCGCGATGGTGAGCAGCGTCATGGCACGCACCCAACGACCTTGACTGAGTGATTGCTGTAGCGGGCGCGTTCGTCTTCGATCTTCACCGCCTGCAGCTCTCCGGTCAGCGCCTGATCCATGCCAGTGGCCAATTCGGGATTGTTGAGGTGGACGGCCGCCTGATAGGCAACTGCAAAGATGTATGCGCTCGGGAACTGCTCCAGCAGCCAGTTGGAGGACGAGGAACCAGCCGTAAGGGTCGGCAACTTGGCATAGTAGTCGATGCCCTCCGGCCATGTCCGATGCGGCTTGCGATAGAGCTGACCGTTGAGGACGTAGAGCCGATCATCAGAGAACACGAACTGAAGGAAATCAGCGGGCAGCGGGGCTTCGTTGCCGACCCACGCCGGAACGAAGTTCTTCACCTGCCACTGCGTGCGGAGGCGCCGGTTGAGGACGATTTCGGCCTGAAGCACCAGGCGCGGCATGACATCGGACAGCTCGCGTGAACCGACAAGATCGGAGACGGAGAAACGCAGGTCGAGGTAGTCATTGAGAGCAGGCATCTAGACCCTCCCCTCTTTCGTGCGCCAAGCGGCGTTGTCGCTGTCGTTCAGCCAGCGGCTCAGATAGCGGTCATCGCCCTGCTGGATCGCCGTGTTCAGCCCCACGTTCTTGTCGTAGAGGAGCTGCATGGGAACGCTGGCGATGCGGTGATAGTCACCCTTCCAACCATCAGGCGTGGCGTTGCGCACCTGGGTGTTGTGCTCGATAGTGGCTGCAACGGGCGTATCCACGCGGAATACCGGGTTGCCGTCATCGTCATGGCATTGCCAGACAGTGCGACCGGTCACCGGGTCCCAATCGAAGAGAACCCAGCCACCATCTCGCACTTCTCTGGAAACCGACGACGCCAGCATTATTTCACCCGCGTCAGTACGCCGGCCTCGACGCCATCGAGCGCCGCTTCATAGGTCACTTCAACAATCTTCCCCTTGCGGTGACGCTCGCCAGAAGCGTCCCAGAAGTCGCGTTTGACCATGACCGGGATAAGCGCCGGAGCAGCCCCACCGGCCTTGCCGTCACCGTCATGATCGCCCTTGCCACCGAAGGGTTGCGGGGCTTCTCCAGCAAGAACCTTGTCGATTTCCTGCTGAAGGCGGTCATCGCTCCAGCGGCCATCGACCTTGATGCCAAGCTCTTCAGCCTCGGCCTTGAGATCAGACATTGGTTTCTCCATGAAAAAGGCCCCGCCGATTGGCGAGGCCCATTGATGCGTTGATGCCCTGGCTTAGGTGGTGGCGGTCATGCCGAAGAGGTCGGCGGCAACGCCGATGCCCGCTTCGTTGAGAACCTTCAGCGTGCCTTCACCGATCAGCACGAACTTCTTGGCGTCACCGGTGCGAGCAACTTCCTTGTCCTCGTGGATCTTGCGGAGCCACGCGAAGGAAAGCATCGAGGTATCGACAAAGAAGGCATTGCGGGCCGTTGCGGCGGTGCTCATCACGCGGTTGGGCTTGATGTAGACCTTGCCGTAAGGGCCTTCGTAGATATCGGCGTTCGCGACGATCGAATTGCGCTCGCCATCCGAAACCGCATAGCGGAACGGGGCGACGTTGGCATCCGACATGAACTTGACGAACACCGACTTCACATAGGGCGACACGTAGACGTTGCGGAAGTTGGCGCCACTTTCGTAGCCCTGCTTCATCACGTCATCCATGATGTCCTTGGTGAAGGCGCGCTGGGTGCCGTTGCCGGCAGCCACCGTCAGGCCGGTGTTGATGTCGAAACCACCGTTGGTGCCCGAACCGCCGCGAGACACGTTGGATTCGATCCAGGTGGGTAGGCCGCCGAATTCGCGGGTAGCGCCGGCCACGGACGCGTTGTTGGTCACAATGGCCAATTCAACGTCCTTGCGCAGCTCGACGCCGCGCTTCAGCTTCTGGCGCTTCACCTTGTTGGCGTTGCCAGCCTGGCTCACCGTCTCCTGGGTTTCGGAGATGATGCCGGTCTTGCGCATGATCTGGGTGTAGTTGCCCACCCGGTCAGGCGTATCGCCCGCGTCGTAGGTGTATTCGTCACCTTCAGTGCGGATGTTTTCGGCCGGCGGCTGAAGCTCATCGATTTCCCATTCCGGGTGAACGGACGAGCACGAGTCGGTGCCGATATCGGTATAGATCGGCGTATCTTCCGGGGTGATCATGTTGATCACGTCCGAAAGCTCTTCGCTGTTGCCTACCGAGGTCGTGGTAAGCTGGGTATTAGCGAGTGCGGCCACATTGGCCTCCTATTGCACTCCGGCTAGTCCCAATCGATGTTGATTGCGTCATCGAGGGAGCCGGATCGTTTGAGACGATCCACCGCTTTTCGATTTGCCTGCCGCTTGGTCGCATCCTGTGCAGCCGGGCGCTTGTTGGGCGCTACGGGGGGCACGTTCACGACCTTCTGCTTTGCCTTGGCTCGGGCCGCCTCTGCCTGAAGTCCAAGCCGCGCGTAGTGCGCCAGCTTGAACAGCCGGTGATCGGTAGCCGAACCGATCTCTGCGTCCGAATAGCCAAGTTCACGAGCCGTCGCTGCGGCGGCGTCGAAGAACTTCTTGTGACCGTCTGCCGTGGCGACCTGCGGGAATGCTTCGGCAAGCTTGGCAGTCTCGGCCTCGAGGAGGTCCTTGTGCTGCTGCTGCGTTAGCTGGCTCGTCGCGGTCTTTGGGGCTTGGGCGGCCTTGAGCACTTCCGAGATATTGGCCATGGCCTGTTGGTGAAGTGCCTGCTGGCGGACATAGGCTGCCGCGTCGGTGACCGCCAAATTAGGGTCAGGCGCGGGCGGGAGCATTTTGGTCAGGTAATCAGCGATGGCGTTGACCGAGTTGGTCACGCTGGTTGCAAGGGCCTCAAGATCGCGCCGCTGGTCACCCAGGGCCATCGTCTTGCGGCTATAGTCCGCCTGTCGCATGTATCCAGACTTCAGTTCGCTGAGAGCGACCTTTTCGCCGGATTGCAATGCAACCGTCACGTCATCCTTGATATCGACCGCTTCCGGCTCTTCATCGCCGTCTACTGTCGCATCATCGGGTTCCGCGTCGGGAGCGGCTTCCTCTGTCTCTTGGCCGGCGCCATCGCCTTCGGCCTCAACAGGCTCATCGTTCGACTGCGGCTCTTGCTCGGCTTCTACGGTGTCCGCATTGGGGTCATAGATGTCGAGATTTGCAGCGTCATCGAGGCTGATCGAGGGTTGCGCGGTATCGGTCCCGCCCGAAGGCAGGTTGTCGTTTTCGCTGGGGGTCATCTGTCCTCTAGGAGGTTGTGCGCCTGCCCTATGCGGGCGCTCTGCGGCTCACAGGCTCGTTTTGTCCTTCTTGGGAGATGGATACGAGCTGGGAGCGGAGCTGTTGAACGGCGCGGGCCTCCAGGGCCTTGGCCTGCCGTTTTTCGTGGTCATTGTATGGGGCGTTGATGCAGGCCTGAATTGCGGTCTTTTCCATCTCGGCCAGAAGCTCAAGAAAGAGCGGGATTTCGAGGGCGGCCTGTGCCGCCCGGGCGCGATCACTGATCATTTGCCCGTCCTGCCCTGCCGATTGCCGTCAGGCGCCTGGTTGCGGTCGATAGCCTTGCCAACCGCCGTGGCCTGCGCCTTCTGCACGTCAGCAACCAGCCGCTTGTCGGCAATGCGCTCCTGCGTAGCCATCCAGGCCACCTCGGTTTCCTGCTTCATGCCTTCGCGCTGAAGCTCGGTCTGCCTGTCGAGCGCGTTGTTTTCGTAATCCGCCGCGATCTTCTGCTGATCTATGGCCGACTGCCGATCCATTTCGGCCAAGTTCGTGACCAGATCGGCGTCCCGCTGCTCGCGCTCGCGGTTGGCGTCTACTTCCGCTTTGAGCCGATATTCCTCGCGCTTGGCCTGCGCATTGATACGAGCCTCTGCCCGTCTATCTGGAGTGGATGGCTGAGCGTGGACGGAGGGCGGCATGAGTGGCGTAAAAGTGCGCGACTACCGCGTCAAAGCATTCCACCGTCAAAATGGACTTTGCTTCTATTGCCGGCAGCCCATGTGGGAGCGAACGCTGGAAAGCAAGGAGAGTGCTCGGCTTCGGTTTTCCATCCGCTTTGGCGAACCCTTCTCCAACAGGCGCCTGAACTACGTCACCTGCACCGCTGAACACTTGAGACGGGTTGCTGACGGAGGCGGAAACTCGAAGAAGAACATCGTCGCGGCTTGCAGCCACTGCAACGTGTCACGGGGCACCAAGACGCCGGACGTTCACAAGGCCTTGGTGCGGAGGTCAGCATGACCCTCCAGTTCATCGCCCCCACGAAGCGCCGGAGCATGACGCGAGCCCGCGCCGCCCGCATCTTCCTTGAAGCCAACGGCATCTGCTGCCTGTGCGGCAACAAGATCTACAACGGGCAATCCTACTTCATCGAACACCTTGAGGCCCTGAGCCTTGGCGGTGCTGATGACGACGCGAACTGTCGCCCTGCCCATACCAAGTGCAAGGCCAAGAAGGACGCTGCCGATGCCGCTGCGAAGGCAAAGCGCGACCGGCTCGTAACGAAGGGCTGGGATGGGAGAAGGAAGCCGGCTTTCCAGAGCCAAGGCTTTCCCAAAGCACAACCGAGACACACCGCAACCGCGCCCCTCACCAAGGGCGTTCGCATCGGATTTGGAGAAGAGTGATGGACGACGACACCAACCTGGAAATTGCGAAGCTCATTCTCAAGCAGACCTATGAGGAGCGGGTCGAGCTTGCCGCGTACCTCGCGTCAATTGCGGGTGAGGCGGTTGCAGAGGGCGCAGACACTGACGTTACGCTTTTCGCTATTGCCTTGGCTTCATGGGCTGATGGCGAGGTGGACAACGCCGAGGCCTCCGAATGACCTCCCCCGATCTCCATTCCCTGCTGGATAGGGTCAGGGAGGCGACTGGGCCGAGCCGGGAACTGGATGAGGACATACACGCGGCCCTATTCGCAGAACACTCTTTTGGGCAATTGAAAGATGCTCCTCAGGGTGTCGGCTGTGAAATGTACACATGGAACAGCGGCGTTCAGCAGTCCGCACTTCGCGTGTCGTCTTCCCTCGACGCCGTGGTTGCGCTGATCGAGGAGAAGCTACCGGGATGGCAACGCGCCAGCGGCACCTGTGGCGAGCAGGATATGCCGTGGGCCTGCCTCACCGAGCCTGACGAGCCATATCGGGACTTCGCCGCAGATGCGCCGGACGAAGTGCTCGCCCTTCTCGCCGCCCTCCTCCAAGCCCTTATCGAGGTGCACCATGACGAAGCCTGACGATATCCCGCAGGATGTGTGGGTAGATGCCGGCATTGAGCTTGCTGGCAGGCGCATCCCAGCCTCCGACACGGAAGTCGCCGACACGATAGCAGGATGGGCCCGCGAGATAGCTTCTCGCGCCATTCTTGCTGAGCGCGAGCGCTGCGCAAAGATCGCAGAGGATTTCGAGTGTCTGGGGCGGCTTCTGCCGTTTGCGAGCGATGCCGAGAACAACGCCGCACACACTGGGCAATACGAAGCTGCCGAACGTATCGCCGCCGCTATTCGCAATGGGAGCCACTCATGAGCACCAACCCCATTAGCGAGGAACGATTGGCGCACCTGATCGCTAACCCGCGCCACGTCAGTGAAACCTACGAGTTAGCGAATATCCTCACCGAACTCCGCGATCGTCGCGCTACCGACAGCCGCGTCAACCAGGCCGTGGTGGAGGAAGAGAACAGGATAGAGGCGCTTCGGCTTAAGGCGTTTAAAACCTGCAAAGAGATGGACCGAAACGCCTACTTCCATGCCGTATCCAAGTGGTTTCAGGAACGGCACTACCGGAATACGGAAGCCGCCCTCTCCCGCGCCAACCAGGCCGTGGTGACGGAGGAGATTGAAACCTCATTTCTCAAACTCTGCGAGACGCTTGGAATCCCCGCAACGTCCGCTGCTTGGATGGATGCCCGAGAACTACTCGCCGCCCTCTCCCGCGCAGAGGGGCAGCACCCCGATGACCTGGCCGTTGATCGCTTTGCCGCCGCCATGAAGGCGAAGCTCGCCAAGAAGAGGACGGAAGGTCGTGGCGGCTGGGAAGACAAAACGCAGTGCACAGCCGACTTTCTCTCAAAGCTGCTGCGAGGTCATGTCGACAAGGGTGACCCGGTCGATGTCGGTAACCTCGCGATGATGCTTCATCAGCGCGGCGAAAGGATCGAGTCATGAAGGTGCGCGTGAAACTCGTTCATGGCCCAAGTGGCACGCTCTATCCGTCGGAAACGCTATCGGTGGTTCGGGTGCACGGAGAGCACGTTTTGGTCGAGGAGGAAACTGGCGCCCGCCATTGGGTAGGCCAGAGTTTCCTTGAAAACGTAGACGGCTCGTCCTTCGTCGCTTCTGCTTATTCCCGCGCAGAGGGGCAAGAGCTGGTGGCGGTGAAACCGCTGGAGTGGAGCGGGGAATACCCCGAGCAGCCCGGGCTGGTGGCGTATTGCGTATGCGCGACAAACCCATTCGGCGTAATGGGTTGGGGCTACCGCATAGACTACCCTAGTGACCGGTCTTCTTTTCACGCGTCCAGCAGCGACGCGTTCGACGAGACGTTTAAAACCATGGACGCGGCGGTGGCAGCCTGCGAGGCCCACTACCAGCAACGAGCAACGGACGCAATTCGCTCGGCACAGGTCAAGGCTCCCGCGCCGGTCGTGCCTGATGGGTGGAAGCTGGTACCGGTAGAGCCGACCGAGGAAATGAAGGTCGCTGCATTCGGTCCGATCATGGCAGGCGGTAGAGGGGGCCCCATCACGGCGGACTTCGTGCGGCAGACGGCAGGGATAACCACGTACAAGGCCATGCTCGCCGCTGCCCCTTCCCAGCCTCTAGTGAGGGGAGAGGGCGAATGACCATGCCCAACTATGAGCAATCCCGCGCGGAGCTGGTGGAGAGGTTGCGCGGGATATATCGCATTCCCATCACGGACGGCTTGGGGGCCGTTGGCTCTGGAGACGAGCCAGACAACCCCAACGAGTTTGTTCGCAGCTTTGAAACCTCTCCAATCATGCGCGAAGCCGCCTCCGCCATCGAAGCCCTTGAGGCAGAGAATGCGCGGCTGCGGGAGGACTACGAGGGCCAGAAAGAACAGGTGGCAATCTTCGCTACCAAGCTGGCATCTGCCAAAGCGACGATCAAGAGGATGCGGGAGGCGCTGACGCCTTTCGCCGAAGCCTCTGCCGGCATTGACGATAGCTGCCATCCGGATTGGGAGATGTGGGAGCACCCTGCGGCAATGAACGTCTTTGTGCGCGACTTCCGCCGCGCCCGTTCCGCCCTCAACCCCGAGAGGGAAGAGAAATGAAGCTGACGAAGCACCAGCATTTCATTGCGCTGCTCATCATGTTGCCGTCGATCCCGTTTGCACTCCCGCTGTCACTGCTGGTGTTTGCTACCCGATGGGCGCACATCACCGCTGAGAGGATTTATGATTGGGTCGGCTGGCCATTCCTTGAGGCTCGGCACCGCTGGATTATTCGATGCGAGCGCGTCAATTCCATCCCAACAAACACCGATCATTCCGCACTCCAAGCCGCGAAGTCCAAGGAATGACCAGCATGCGGGAGAAGATCGCGAGGGCGATTTACCACGGCACTCCCAGGAACAAGCCATGGGAACAGTTGAGCGCCTATAAGCGCGGGCAGTACGTTCGGGAGGCCGATGCCGTCCTCGATGCTCTCAAGGAGCCCACGGAAGGGATGGTTGATGCAGGATGGGACAACCTACCTGACGATGAAAGCCGGTTCAGCCCGTCGAATATATTCGAGGCCATGATCCAAGCCGCGAGGGACGGAGCATGAGCCTTCCGACCCTCATTACCCCAGAGGAGCTGGCAGAACAGGCCGGCTGGTCCCCCCGCCGCGTCCGCTCCCTCGCGAGAGGGATTGGCGCATGCCGCATTATCGGTAATCGTATGGTTCTCACGCCCGAGGACGTTCAAGCTATTCTGGAGGCCGCAAGGCCATGCCCCTCAAGCTCAAAGACCCCCGGCCGGGCAAGTCGCCCAACTATACGATACGCGGCACCTACCTCGGGGTCAGCATTGACCGAACTACGGGAACTGCTGACCGGAAAAAAGCAACGAAGATCCTCAACGCGATCAAAGCCGAAATTGAGGCTGGTAGCTTCGTCCCTAAAGACGCCATGACCTTTGCCGACGCTGCGCTTTCCTACCTGCGCGGCGGCGGCGAGACGACATTTCTTGATCCCCTAGTCGACCACTTCAAGGTCATGCCTCTGCAACGGATTGACCAGGCCGCGATAGATGAAGCGGCGGCTGTGATATATCCGTCTGCTACCGCAGCAACGCGAAATCGGCAGGTCTACACGCCTATCAGCGCCATCCTCAAACACGCCCAGGTCGAGTACGCAATCAAGCGACCCAAAGGCGCTCAGGGGCGTATCAAGGCCGAGTGGATGACCCCAGACATGGCCGGTCGCATTCTTGATGCGGCTGATGAAGCGGACCCAGAATTCCGCGTGTTCCTGGCAACGCTGCTTTACACAGGCCTGCGTCTTGGCGAGGCCTTGAGTGCGGAATGCGACCTGATCGATTTGGGAGAATCCACGCTCATCATTCCGAAGACCAAGAATGATGATCCGCGAGCCGTTTACCTGCCTCCGCAGCTTATTGCGGAGTTGGGCCGGCATCCTCGCGGTGTGGCACGGCGCGGCGAGACAATCTTCCGGTTTCGCAAAAATGGATATCTCTACAACCTGCTCAAGAAGGCAAAGGGAAGCTCGGGCTTGCCGAACGTCACCTTTCACACCTTCCGCCACACATGGGCGACGTGGATGCGGCGCTATGCGAAACTCGATACGAAGGGTTTGGTGGGCACTGGCGCTTGGAAGGATGAAAAATCGGCAAGCCGTTACCAGCACGTGGTGGTCACCGAGGAAGCTCAGCGCGCCGACCTGCTCCCCGTGGTAAAGTCGGGGAAACGTGGAAAATCCGTGGAATAG